TGTTTTTATAGCTTGTTCCAAGATAGCCATTTAGAAACACAAGCATCCGGTCGTTGAATGCGCCTTCTGCAATCCCTTGCAGGTCAAACAATGCCATCCAGTCGTCATTGTAGCTGTACGCCGTGCCGGTAACAGCGCGGACGCTGGCTTGCTGTAATTCCTGATTAGTGGCCATCAGTTATCAACCAGGACAAGAGAAAAACGGGCGCTTGTCGATGTGTTGTTTTGCGTCGTCGTGCATTCAATCCACATGGCAGACTTTTCGCCGATAATAAGCGGCGTGGGGAATGTCAGTTGTGCCGACTGTTGAACGCCAGCATTCAGCAAATATCGGGTAACTTCATATTTTGCATTGGACACGGCACTATATACCCATAGCTTAAACGTCGCTATCGGGTCCGTGCCAATGGTGAACTTCTCAACATTGAAAAATAGATATGTCATTAACGCTTGAGCACTGGCTTTCACAAAGAAGATAGCTTGCTGGCTTGTCCCCTCGCCTGCCGGAAGCGTTGCTTGTATCGCGCCACCTGTGACAGCAGTAGCGGTTATGGTGCCAACATTCTGCTTTTCCGTGCCTGCGGCATAAACCGACATTCTATTGATACCAAGCCAAGTCGAAGTAGTGATAACAGGCGTCGTACCGTCAAGGAAAACAACTTCTGTCTGTGTGGCCCAGTTAGCATCTACGCCATACACGACAACACCAGTTGCCCCGGTGCTGCCAACGTCATCGCTTGTGCTTGTGCTGACAATGGAAAGCGTGCTTGCCGCCTCGAGTGGCGTAAACGGCCCGCCAAATTCTGCGACAACTTCGGTCCCTACATCAATATCATCGTTGTACCCGAACTTATTCCACACGACAGCGCCACTACGAAGCCCGCGCGCTACCTCAAACTTGTAGTCCGAAGGCCGGACGCTAATGGCATCCACGTCAAGCTGGATTATGCTTTTGCCCGCCTGATTAGGCTGACGATATACGCCAAAGCTTGTTTGCAGCCGCATGTATGATTGCGCAGAACTGCCGTTGACAAACCGCACCCGGCAATGCCGTGGCCCTTTGACAGCCGTGTGAAACTCGCCAACACCCGCAGCCACGGTGAACGGTATAGACGTGTCCCAATTTGCCCCGTCATCAATGCTAAAGTCTATGTAAAGCGTTCCGGCAACGTCTGCTTTTACCGTCACCATAACGTCGGGCAATGGGCTGTATTCTTTCGTGCCGGTGAACGTCGCACCACCCGCAAGAGGCGTTGACGTGGAATTACCCGGTGAAAGGTCTGTCAGGTTCTTATATGTCATCAGGCATCAGCCTTTGACTTGGACTTTCGGCGTGTTTCCGCGTCCTTCTCGGCGATCTCGGCCTTGTGTTCCGCCGCCTCGCTGGCAAGCATGGCTTGTTCCTGCGCAATTATGCGCTTGATTTCCATTTCACCGGCCAGCTTTTCGCGGGCCATTTCTTGCTCAAACGCCATCTTCTCGCGCTGCAATTCAATGTCAGCGTACATCTTCTCACGGGCTAGCATGGCGTCCTGTTGCCCCTTGGCCTGTGTCGCTTCCGCGTCCATGGCCATCTTTTGCTGTTCCATCTGCAATTTGGCTTGCTCGCCCTGCTGCTGCATTTGCAGTTTGGCTTGCTCAAGTTGCTGGCTGGCCTGCGCCTTTTCTTTTTCCATTGCCATTTGCGCCTTGGCCTTCTCGGCTTCGGGGTCCGGCTTGGGTGGTGGCGGGTTTTCTTTGGCCGTCTCGCTCAATTGGTCAAGAGCGTCATCTGCCTGCTTGCCAAGTTTAAACATGCGGGCGAACGCTGCATAGACTTCAATCAATGGTCCTGGCGGCATCATACCGGACTGGACCACAGGACCAGCAGCGGCAAGGTATTGGCTCGTACCCTGTAGAAACTCCTGCATCGCCTTTTGCTGGCGCGTCATGTCGGAGCGTATCGTGCTATCGCTTTCCACGTCCACGCGATAAGCCCGCAGCATGTCAGACCTGATAACCTGCTCCACTTCCTCAACGCTTGGCTCCTTCATCGCCTTGGCAATTTCAGGCGGCAATTGCGGCTGTTGTGGTGGCTGCTGTGGCGGTTGACCCGGTTGTGGCGGCGGCGGCTGTTGCTGCTGCATTTGCATCTGGATCATTTGCTTTTCCTGCTGGCGCAGTAGCTTGATCCCGGTCACTTCCATCATCGTGTCAATGGAGAAGTGGTTGGATATGATTTCCGCCTTAATCCGGTACAAATCGCGCGCAAACCGCTGCACGTCATTCTGTAGCTTCTGGATGCGCAGCGAACCCCATTGCGTCTTGATCTGTTGCGCTGTTGCCGTCTCACTCGCCGCAGACTGGCCGCGCACAATGTCGGAAATCCCGGTGACTTCGTAGATGGTCTGTTTAAGCTGCTCGCGCTGCTGATATAGCTGTTGAAGGGCCTTCACAGCCGGTTCAATCGGCCACCAGGCTATTCCCTTCTCGATGCCGCCCTCGATGAGCATTTCGAGCCCTTCCACCCCGATTAGCTCGCCATCGTCGGCGTCTGCTAGTCGGGATAGGTCGGACTGGCCGATTGCATAAGCGCCTTTTACCCGTATCTGTTGCACAATCTGCTTAATTCGACGGGATATCGCGTTTAATTCTTCGGCCAGTTTTCTATAAATCGAATATGGGCAAACCGGGGTCAATCGGCCCGGAGTGTAAACAGGCATGACAGGGCGCGGAACCGGGAAGAATGCCTCAAGCCCTAGCGGATCATCCTGCACGGCCAGCGGCTTCTCGCCATGCCCAGCCGATATAAAGAAAACCTTCCGGCTTTCCTTGTCCCATATTTCCCAAACACGGGCACGCCGGTAAATGTCCGGGGTTTCCTGCGCATCGTCCTTGTTGCCCTTCACAGAATAGTCAAACGACATATCCTTGATTACGTCAGGCGTCGTGATTTTCTTTAATTCGTCTTTGCTCAGGAAATGCTCAAAGGCAATCCATGGCATTTCTTCCCATGTGTCAGCCTTGCCAACCCTAAAACGCTGCCAATTCACATATTCACAGGCGACGGATTCGGATTCAACCGTTTCGCGCTCGTAACCGCCCATGCTTGGGTCGTCGCCATCAACCGGCTCGCCATCCTGCATGGTCGGCACATAGCGCACGCGGGCAATGCCACGCCCTGCTACCGCGCCGTCGAACAGAACGCCATTCATCATGGAATCGTAGTCGTAGGCATCTTGGTAGAACGATAAGCAGCGCTCTAGTAACTGGCTGATAACGCGGGCCGTCGCATCCTTGTCGCCAAATCGGCGGCGAATATCAGGGCTAGGCGGGGAATTGTAGATTGCCGGGAGAATGGTTTCTACATTGGCGTGCAGGATATTAAAATCCAGGTCGTTATTGTAGCTGGAATCCTGCGCCTTCTCGCCGCGATAAACGGAAATCACATTTCGGGCCTCGCGACGCCAATCGTTTTCTTCCTTTTCAGAAAGAGCGATGGCGTCAAGCCAGAATGTGACTGTATCGGCTCCCGGCTCGACTTCCTTGCGGGAGTCATAGCCTTGGCCTGTTTCGATCATGTCTGACAATTAGGATTCCTACATCTGCGGCGGCATTTGCGGACGCTGCTGCGCCCCGCTGCCCGCTGCCATAAGACCACCAGCACCACCAGCCGCTATGCCTGCGAGGCCATATTTCTTTAGAATTTCAACTAGCTTGTCATCGAATACAACAAAATTGCTCGTTCCGTCGCCAACGCCGCGCGAACCCGCGTCCTTGTATTTAATGCCGGGGATGCCTGCTTTCTTTAATTTATCCGACGCACCGCTAACGCCGCCAATATTAGAAAGGCTCGCAAGCGTATCATAAAAATCGCGCGGCCTTTGCGCGCCATGCAATAAACTCAAATCTCCACCTAAATCAGCCTTTGCAGCATCATCTAACTGGATTTGTTTGAGTTTTTCTAAAGCCCCCCTTTGCTGCGCCAACGGCTTATCCCAATCTAGGAAGTCAGCGGGATTTGCGTTTATGCGGGCCTCGTACATATGGCCTTTGTCTAAATTAACCTTTTTTGAAGCCCATTCGTCCAAGAAATTTGCTGCCCTGTTTAGTGTCTCATGATCGCCCCAGCCGCCGTCTTTTTGGAAACTTGTCAAATCATTTGGGGCTAACTCCGCGTTCCGCGCCCGCATTCTTATTTCCCTCGCCTTCGCCTCTAGCGGGATGTTGTCTCCGAGTGCTTGTTTTGCAAAAATAACAGCCCGCTGCTGCGCGTCCGTGTCTCCAATTCTTACGTTTGGAGCATCAAGCCGTTTCCCGTCCACAATTAACGATCCAAGTTTATCTTTCAGCGCATCCCGATAGCTTTTTGCCACCGCTTCATTCTCAGCAAAATACAGCCCGTGCCCGTAAGCCTGTGCGCCCTCGCCGGTGCCAATCTTGCTTATGTCGAACTTGTCGAAATTGTGCGGTGAGCCGTGGTAAACCTTAAACCCTGCTGGTGTGCTATCCGCAGAACCGGCGATGGCCTTGGCCAGCTTTTGCGCTCCCGTCTTGGCAACCGCCTGCCCCGGCTTCACACCCGGAATCATCGCCGTCGCATTCAGGACAGAATTTAGATAGTTCCCGTTATTGAAATCTCGCTGCGCTTCATTGCCAGCCAGCGGGATACCGGCAGGCGTCAAATCAACCAGCCCCATGCCCGTGCTGCCCAAGCCGGTCGAACCGAATAGCCCCTCGACCATGTTACGACGCGCTTGGCTTGTACTATCACCCATCAACGCCCGCGCCAACCTATCCCGCGCGGATGGCTGGTAAGCCTGCATGGTCGGCACCGAATACAGGTTAGGCGTGGGGTTGTCGTCCCCATAAGCCCAATCTGGAAATGGTGCAGGCATCAGACAGATTCCCGTTTGCGCTTGCGCTCGGCGGCCCGCACAATGTCCCTGATGGACATGTTACCAACCACGCTGCCATCGGCTTTTGCCTCGAACACAAGGCGCTCTGGCCGTTTGGGCGGAATTACTCTTGGAACCCATGGTCGTGATGAACAGCCGTATCTGGCCTCATCAGCTACGTGGTCCTCAGTCTCTGTGTCCAAATCTTCTGGCCGGTCCTTGTCGTGCTGTAAAACGGGCACGGTCCTGATAAAGTCCCGGCAGGTATCGAATACAAACAATCGTGGCCCGCGCTCATCGCCACCTATGCGGGACCGCATTTGATCCCATCCCGATAGTGCGCCACGCTTGCCTACTCGTGTGTTGTCAGCCCGGTGAAAGCCCGGCTGCCCTACCTTGCGTAGCTCCTGGTTAATCCGTTCGGCTATACTTGGGCCGCCATCCTGGTTGAACGCAGCCGGGTCAAGCACGCCATATTTAATCTTTTCGCCAGCTTCGCGGGTAGCAATACCTTGGCCAACCTGTTCGGCTGTTAATCTCAATCCTTCGTTCGGCGTGCCATTGCAGCCATACCATTCGCGATAACGAATGAGCGACCCACGCGGTATGTCACCGTGGTCGTCACCGGCGACAGCCCACCAGCCCACGCTGAACGGGGCTGCGAAGCCCCAGTCAGCGGAACGGAAACGCAGCCAGTTGTCCGGTATTTCAAACGGCGTGACCACGTTTTTGGTTGACCAACGATCAAAGAAGGCCCCTTCAATAGCCGCCCAATCACCTTCAAGCCATGCGCGGACCAGTTCGGCCGATCCTGACATTTGAAGCTGCGCGATATATTCCGCGCCAAGGTATTTGTTGTCTGTGACGCGGGAAGGAATAAATACCCGGTCCCGGCTAACCTTCTCGCCATTGAACGGGTTCTCAAATTCGGACTTGATAATCAGCCCGCCGCGCGGGTCTGGATCAATGTAGCGCTCCCGAACCCACATATGGCCAGGACCGCCAGGATTGCCCGTTGCCCGGAAGCCAACCGGCACACCAGCACCACTACGCAGCGTAGCCATCAACTTCATGATAGGCTTTGGTGATGGGAAGTTGCCTATTTCCTCAATATAGATGCGCGTGTAACTATGGCCCTGATAGGCTTCCGCATCCTGATCACGCTCCAAATAAGCGAATCGTAGCCGCGCGCCCTTGTCGGAGCGCCACATTTTATCCTGTTCCTGGAACTTCCAGCCAATCGGATTATAGAGCGCCTTGGAGCGCTCGATTGTTTCAATCAATTCCGTTCTTGTGCGGCGCACCATCAGGCCGATGGCATTTTCGCCGTATTTGTCCGCGTGGCTGGCCCACTCTCCCAGCATCCCGTCTGTCTTGCCACCACCACGAGCGCCACCAAAGAACACTTCAAAGCACGGGCAGGTCAGCAAATCCCATTGTGGACCTTGTTGTGGCGTCCAGACGTTTAGTGCTTCTGGATAGCTAGCGGCTTCCATTCTTCCACGCTGGTAGCAGGCTCAGGCAATCGCATGACTGCGCGATGCTCGATTTCGCCGTTAATCTCTGTTGCGCTTAGATCGGGAAGGACTTTGCGCATAAGGGCAACGCCAGCAGCTACTTGAGTGCTGCTCATTTCACGTTTTCCTTCAACATGTTCAATCAAAGCGTTGAGAATGTTGGAATTTTGTATTTTAAGCCTGTGGCTTTCAGGCATTACAAAGCCTGCCTTGCGTCCCCTAGCCATTTGTCGCCTCTACATGGTCAAGAATAGCGTTGCGGGCGATTGTGCGGGCGGTGATTTCCTGGGAGACTTCATGCGCCAGATCATATTCTTCGTTCTGCATAAGGTGTTCCCAAATGCGATGAAGGGTTTCTAGGTCAAGCATGGGTTAGCCGCCTGTGCCGCCGCCTGGTGCTGAATTGCCGAACACATCCCGCGCAATAGCCCCGTTCGGAACCTTGTCGAAACTGAACCCGGCAGTATCCCGAAGCTGGACGCCAGCGACGGTTAGGCGATATTGCAGAATTAAAGGCGTGTCCGTTTCAGGGTAGGCTTTAACCGTTACTGATTTATCACCGATGCTTGCCAGCACATCGCCGGAAGGTAGCGCCTCGAACTCCACAGGGCCTAGCAGGCTGGTGAAGTTTGTGGCGACATATTCAAGGAAATTATTCATTTAAGGCCGCCCATGAAAAACCCCGCCACACCGGAGCATGACGGGGTAATTTGTTGCCTAGTCACCGTTGGAGCGCCGACTAAGCCTGATTGAAAGACCCGCAAAAAATTGGAGCGCTATCGCTGACAGCAATTCCAATGTAACCATTTCTACCCCGTTCGCGTATCAAGTCAAGACCAAATTAACCTATCCAAGGTTATTCACAGTTTCACGTGAAACCATTATCCGGTTAACTGGCCTACCTTGTGCTATGCCATAAAACGCAATCACCTGATCCAGCGATACCCTCAATTCCCGGTATAGCAGCGACAGGCCACGGTTGCGGTTACGGTTGAACATGCGGCCCAAATCGGAAATCGTGTAATCCATGCTGATTAGCGCGCGCTCCAGAAATACCCGGCGCGGGAGTGATATTTCCCGCGTCAGGTCTGCCAGTTCACGTAATGCCCTAGCCTGCGCTTCCTGTGTGCCGGACCAGCGGAAAGATACATCAACCTTGTCCTGCGACAGGTCAGGGGACCGTGCGCCAGAACCGCTAGCAGCCTCGTACAGCGCAATAAACCGCTTCCCGGCTTCCACCCTAGCCTGTGTGCCGTCAATGCGCTCCTGTGGGCCTTTCAGGTGGCCTTGTGCCCCATACCAGTCTATGTCCTTCGGGCGGATGGCTTTCTTTACCCGTTCGCGGCGACCTGGATCGTATGGAGCCTGCACTTCGGTTTCGATGATTACCATCCCGCCCATACCGGGTAATGTGATAGCCGGTTTTTTCTTCCGCGCCATTGCGTCTTGCCCCTGTGGTTGTGTGATACGCAACGCGGTTGAATGGTTAATATTCGACTATCGGCAGGCCCATCTTCGCCCTGATCTGATTTGCAATGGCCCGCCGTTCCGCTGGCGACCGTTCGATATGCTGCGGCTGGTGCCAGTTGCGTGGCTTCCGCTGCTGCGGATGGTAATCAACATCAAACCGTGCAGGGTCATCGCAAGGAACAGTGATTTCCTTGCCGTCCAGCAAATGCCGCTCGAACAGCTTCACAGCCTTGCCAAACCCCTTGACTGCCCAATAATCGAGCCAAGCATTCGCAATGGCTGGCTTTGCGTTGTCGCCCTTGAACGCCACGACCAATCCCCGGCCCTTGGCCTTGGTGTAGGCGATGCACTCTTGCCCTAATTCCTGAAAGCTATCCATTGCCTATCACCTTGCGAGATTGCCACCACTGGTCGAACTCCGCGTCTGACGCGAACACCGGAACTTTCTCGCCGTCAGCCTGCGCTACCCCCGGAGCGCCATAATCCTTCCAGCGTTGTTGGTTGAGCCAGGTTGTCGCCTGCGCCACAAACCGGCCTTCGGTAGCGTTGCGTTCGCATTCAGCAGAATATCGCCGTGCCCCATTGATTATTTCGTCCGGCTCGATGCCAGCGGACACAAACCTTGAAAACTTCTCGGAAGCCGGTTGGCGTGGATTGCTGCCATCCCTTCGGGGATAGGCCGACCAAAACTCTTCAAATCTCGGATTTTCGAGTAATCGCACACTAGCCCGCTTGCCGGGCGGCTTCGGTTGTGAAGCAGAAGGCGAAATCAACCGTATATTATCTGTTTCTGTCTCTGTTCTGTTCTGTTCTGGGTCCGTTACAGGTAACGCTTGTGTAACGTTACGTTTTTTCTCTCGATGTTTTTTCACACGCTCGTTGGAAGTATCTGATTTGAATTGCCTTTTATCCCAATTGTGAGGTTTGATAGTATCATCAAGGTCATCAATCAATCCAGCGGATACAAGGTCATCAATATACTGTGCTGCCACTTCCTCTGGCACACGCAATGCAAATGAAATCTCTGAAACATCACCTGTAACGTTACCATCACCGTTACATGCGAGGCACAGAAGATTGACCCATGCCTTGAATAATTCAGGCGGCAATCGCTGCACCTTTGGGTCGTTCAATGCTTCCGCATAAAATCGAAACCATGTGTTCATACCGTCACCCCGTCGCCAGAGTGAGCGCAGACGCGGGCGGCCAGATTAGACTCCACAATGTAAGCAAACCGGGCTTCGGCCCATTCTGCTATTTTCAGCCAGTTCATTTCCTTGGCAGTGCAGATGCCGAACATTTCAGCAATCAATCCGCAGGCGTGAATGACGGTTGTGTGGTCGCGGTTGAACACTTTCCCAATGATGGGTAAAGATTTGTCAGTCAGGGCTCTGGATAGCAGCATTGCTTCCTGACGCGGCCTTGCAATAGACCTGTTGCGCCGGTGGCTAATAACTTCCCTTGGATGCAGATTATAGAACCTCGCCACTTCCGCGACGATTTCCGAAATCATCAGCTTTTTTGGCAATTCATATTCGATTATTTCATCAACAGGCGCGCAATCATTGTCGCAAGCATCATAATGCTGCTGAATACGAATATTGGCCCGCTTCAACACGTCCAGGGCGCGGGCGATTTCATCTTCTGAAACCACATCGGGTTCGGGTTCCTTTTTCTGTACTGGTGGCGGTGGTGGTCGTGTAATCTTTTCAATCTTTACTTTCAGTTCAGGGCTGGCAAAAGCCATGGTTTTTCTGACAGGCGCGGTTGACCATTCGGGTTCTGGTGGATGCAGCCGAGCCATTCCAAGCGATCCGGCAAACTTGCTGGCAAGCGCCTGGTTGCGAGAGAAGTTGGCCCAATAATCACGGGTTGATTGTGCAATGCCGAAATCGTCTGCTTCCGTTTCCATGATACGCCCCTCACATGTTTATTTCGGTTACGGTTAAATTCGTGCTTGCCTCGAACACCTTCTTGCGAAGCCTGTAATCAGCTTGCTTGCCTGATGTGCCGGACTTCACTTCCTCAATAATCAGATCGCCGGTCTTGCTCAGGTATTCGAAGTCTGGCGTGTAAGAGCCAACCCGTTTGCCGTTGACTATCAAATCGCGCTTCTGGCCTTTGGTTAGCCCGGAGATTTCCCGCGCCATTTCCAGAAGCCGCAATTGCACATAGCGTTTGGATTCCGCGATAGACGCGAACACGATGCCATTGACCGTGCGACGGGCAGGATCGGACTTTCTGAATTTGCTTTTGCGGGTGCGGGCTGGTTTCATTTTCCCCTAATCCTGGTCCCTGTTTCTGCGAGCCAAAGCCCGAAGCCGATCAATGTCCGCGCTATGAAATTCTTCATCGGTCGCCAGCATGTATGCTTCCAGTCTTTCAATGCGCGCCGAATAGTCTGCATCGTTCTTGGCCTCTTTCGTTTTTTGTTGCAGCGCAAGCAATTCATCGCCGGAAATTCTGATACGCGGCTCAAGTTTCAGAATGTCTTTGCACCGATTGAACGTCCAACCCATGCGCCTTGCAGCTATTGTTGCGGCTTCCTTTTTCGACAGGACCGGGCCGACAACATCAAGCAACAAATACCTTGCTAGCACCAACGCAGACATTTTGGACTCTCCGCTACTTTTGCGCATTTTTACGCTCTCCCATGTGATTTACTGACCACATGGAGAACGACGACACAGACACAGACACTTTTGAGCCGTTAGCGGTTGCAGCCGCCAAGGTCGTAGAAAAAATTCAGTTTCACCAGCGACCCGCCCCGTTGTCTGGTGAAAATGGCAGGGCAGATTGCGTATTGATCTGCCCTGCCAGTTGGTCCGCCGGAGGATGGGAGGAGGGAGGAACAGCGGACGATTCAAAAACTTCATGCGGCTTGATGGTCGCCATTGCGTCAATCAACTGTGCTGCCATCATTATCGTGATAAACGACAGAAGCCCGATGCTGATTGAGATAATGGCTACCTGGATCATCGCCGCGCATATCTCCTGTGCTTGCGTGCTTGCTTGCGATAGCCGCGATAGAACACAACATTGCGCTCCCTCGCACCGTTGCTAATATGAATGTGCTTGAATCGTCCGCGATAGAAACCGAGGCCAAATTTACGCGCCCTTGCAGCGCGTATGCAGCGCCGCCCGCAGTTGTAAACATCCATCGCTTGACCAGACGCATGTAGCGAGCGGCCACGTGTGCCAGCTATGCAAGCGTTCTTGCGATAGCCGCTAATGATTTTCAGATTGTGGGCGCGGGCAAATGCGCAAAGCGTTTTATTGACGCCCATGCAGCGGGACTTTGCGGAGGCAGGACCAGAGAATGAAAGCGCCAGAGCGAGGGCAAGCAATGCGGGGCGGATCATGTGTTGCCCTCCCCTTTTGGAAAAGAAAAAATCTGCTGAAACAATTCCTCAACGCGGGCTTCCGCTTTCAGCGCGCGGGCCTTCCAATGCAATTCATCAGCAGACGATCCGCCCAATGTTTGTTTCGGTTGCACGCAATCAATGCACTCCCACCGGCCCGGTTCGTCAGTGTCGCGCATACGTGCGCCGCCGCATTTTGTGCAGATCATTGCGCGGGCTCCTGTTCCGATGGTTCGTTATGAGCACGGGGCAAACTGTCATCGACCGCCCACACATCAGGGCGCAGGAGCCATTTAGGCAGCGCCCCGTTTGTCCGCTCATCGATGCGACGGGCAGCGTCAATGGACGGCTTGCCAGTCTCGTTTTCCCACTTGTGGACAGCCGCCTTCTGGACGCCCGCCAAATCACCAAAGGCGGAAAGCGTCATTTTGTGCAGGCTGCGGTATGCAGCGATTGGATGGATCGTTCTCATGCCTACAGTATCCAATTCAGAAACTATCCTGTCAAGCGGAAAGTTTCCATTTTAGATATCGAACGAATCCGCGCCGGTATGTAGCCTCCCCTATGGAAAAAATCGGCCCAAAATCACCGCTTCGATGGTACTTGCGCGAGTGGCGCAAGAAAAAAGGTCTATCCCAGGAGCAGCTTGCAAACCGGCTGGACACCAATAAAGGGCAAATTTCCAAGCTAGAACGTGGCGATCAGCGCATGAATGACAACTGGATAGTTGGTCTAGCTTACGCTCTTGATATCCAACCGGGTGATTTATTGCGCGACCCGGAAGCGCCCACACTAAACGATTTGCTTCGATCAGCCTCACCAGAACAGGTGCAAGAAATAAGGGCCATAGCGCAAATTATGCTTAGCAGAAAAGCTAGCTAAGCCATTATAACATCACGATAAACTGGAAAGTTTCCATAACAGCAACTTTTTGCTTGACAGCGTGGTTTCTGAATTGGATACTGTGGGCATACACAGGAGACAGCGCGATGGAATATTTCAGACCAGTTGGCCCACTTCTCAACGATGACTTGACCGTCAACGTTGCGAACTTCCGGGCTTCCGTCCTGCGCCTTTACAAGGAATTTTGTGCATCCGGCCACAGCCGCGCAATTGCGTACAAATCAGCGTGGCGGCGGTTTCAGGTCATCGGCGGATCGCAACGCCTGCAAATTCTCAACCCCACCTTCGGCAACGACATTTGCACATTGGGAGATTGATCCATGCCCGGCCCTTATCTGCGCAGCACCATGCTGCTGACCCTGAAAACACAATTCACAAGCGAAGAACTGGCAAAAGAATGCGCTTTCCAAGCCAAGGAAGGCGGGCCGGACGTGTTCGATGACAAGACGCTGAAATTCATGATCGACAATCTCTTGCAGGATCGCCGGATAGCTGAACGCAAAGCGCAGAAGGAAGCAGCACAATGACTGACAGCCTCAACGCTCACCTTGTCGTTGGTTTCATACTAGCCGCCCTGCCTATCTGGCTGGCGTGGCGGGAGGCCAGGCGATGATCTATCGCATTCGTAAATGGTGGTGGTCACTGCGCCAGCCACGACACGACGATCCAGGCGTAGAAGCAGCCAAGCGTGAAGCAGCTATCCGCAAGCGGCAGCACAAAGCGCACAAGCATTTAGTCGCGCGTGCGAGGTACAAGGGACTGCAAAGGGAAGTATCACAATGAACACATCAGAAAACATCAACGAAATCGCCAAGGCTCTAGCATCGGCGCAGTTAACCATGGAAAATGCTGGCAAAAACGCAGTCAATCCGCACTTCAAAAACAAGTACGCGGACCTTGCCGAAGTCCTGAACGTTGTTCGGCCAGCCCTTGCAACGCAGGGAATAGCCCTTGTGCAATTGACCAGCACGCAAGGGGAAGCGCTCGTCCTGCACACACGCATGATCCACACGTCAGGGCAGTGGATTGAAAGCCAATATCCGGTTTGCAAATTCCCAGCGACATCGCAACAGATGGGCGCGGCCATGACATACGCCCGGCGCTATTCGCTCGCCAGCATTTGCGGCATCGCGCAAGAAGATGACGATTTGGCAGACGGGAAAGCAGCAGCGCCCGTTGCTGCACCGAAGAAAACAACGAACCGCGCCGAAGATGAAGCCGCTCGACGTATGCTGGTCAAGGAAGGCGAAGCCGTCGCCCGCGATGGAATAGATGCACTTGCTAAATGGTGGAAGGCGCTATCGGCAAGCGACAGGGAAACAATCGGGCAAGATACGCTTGCCTTGTTGAAATCACATGCAGCAGAAACAGCAACGCAAGAAGCCGCGCAATGATCGAACAGGGAACAGAAGAATGGCGCTTGCGGCGTCTAGGGAAAGTCACCGCGTCCCGCATGGCTGACCTTATGGCAAAAACGAAATCAGGCTACGGAGCCAGCCGGGCAAATTATATGGCTGAATTGCTTGTTGAACGCCTCACCGGCAAGCCAAAGGATGGCTTTGTGTCGCCTGCCATGGCGCACGGCACGGCATACGAGGACGAAGCCCGCGCCAGCTATGAATTTCAATCCGGCAATTCAGTGCAGATGGTTGGGTTTATCGACCACCCGATGATTGAGAAATCAGGCGCAAGCCCGGATGGCTATGTGTCCGACGCTGGCATGATCGAAATCAAATGCCCGCAACCGGCAACGCATCTGGATACACTGCTATCCGGCAAGGTTCCGAATAAGTACGTCTTGCAGATGCAATGGCAAATGGCGTGTGCGGGCCGTGACTGGTGCGATTTTGTTTCCTACCAGCCAGACCTATCAGAAGCCGGAATGGGCCTATTCATCCATCGCGTGAACTTTGACGGGGACTGCATCAAGGAAATTGAATCCGAAGTGCGCGGGTTCCTTGCCGAACTTGCGGCCAAGGAAAAGGCATTGCGTGAAAAGTTCGCGCCGATAATGGAAGCCGCCTGATGGACGCCGAAGGCTGGCGCGGCTGGTACGAAGAACGCGCCGCCATTCGGGAATATGACGGCGGCTTTGACCGCCACAATGCAGAGTTATTGGCGTACCTGGAATGTTTGGAACAGTACAAAATCACAGTTGGAGTAACGAAACAGGACGCATCCAACGCCTTGGCGCGGGTGCAGATTTACAAACCAACGCGGTCAAAGAAATGAGCGAAACCCCGAACATCTTCACATGGACCGGCACCAGCATGAAGCCGCTAAAAGGCTATCATGCCAAGCAATGCGACCAGACCTTTGTAGTAGGTGAACGATACGCGATGGCGCAGGTTTACCCGCGCTCGCAATCGTCACACAACCATCAATTCGCGTGGCTGCGTGAGGCATGGATAAACTTGCCGGAGACGATGCAAAAGCACTATCCGACGCCTGACGCATTGCGGAAGCAGGCATTGATTGCGACCGGCTGGCACGAAGTTGATATGTATCTGGCAGAGACAGAAGAAGAAGCTATTCGGATGATCCAGTTTATCAAGCTGGATGACTATCAGGTAAAAACAAGGTCCGGCCTTCGCGTTTATATCTTCACGGCCAGAAGCCAAAAACAACGCGGCCCAAATGCTATGTCACCGGCTGATTTTCAGAAATCCAAACAAGACGTTTTGGAATGGGTGGCGGCGCGAATTGGCGTGCCGACAGAAGAACTTAAAGCCAATGCGGATCAAGCCGCATGAGCCGCAAGGAATTTACCCGCAAGACGAAAGCAGCACGAGCCCTGCACGCTGGTGGACTATGCGAATATTGCGGGCTTAAACCGAAAGGATTGCCAGAATATGACCATTATCAGGAAGCCGGAGACGATGGCGACAACAGCTTTGAGAACTGCCGCCATGTGTGCGCTCCATGCCACGCGAAAAAGACCAAGCACTACGTCCAGGAACGCAGGAAAGCCGAGCGCATACGTGACAAGGCTAACGGAAGCCTGAAAACAAAGCGCCCGATGAACTACACGAAACAGCCACAGAACAGAGCCACTAGACCGGTTGGGAAACTGTACGAATTTATTGAGCAGGTGAAATAGCCATGCCATACCCTGCCCGCCGCACAACCCAAGCCGCAATCCGTACCGTCCGCGAAACCGGGGAACAGGTCGCAGCAGTGGAAATCTGCCCGGACGGGCGGGTTATCGTGCGGATAGGCCAGCCAATGACCGAGACAGAAACTACCGGAACCCCTATCCTTGACGAAATTTTCAAGGAACGGGGACGGACCAATGGTAAAGCTAACCATGACCATTAAACACGTCAGCATCACCAGAGTTGTGAAGCCATCCGGCAAGGTGTTTCGATATGCCCTTTACCGGCGCACCGGCCAGAAGCCAATCAGGATGCAGTCAAGCCCTGACGATGAACTGGCCTTGAAGGCGGAAGCCGACCGCCTGGGCGAGCAATTCGAGAACCGGGCCGAATATGTGCGGGGCGAATTGGGCTGGCTTGTGGACCAGTACAAGGCCAGCGTGGACTATCCAGACAACCCGGCAACCCGCATAAGTTACGAGCGAGCATTTGCGATCCTGCTCAAAGGCAAGACGGGCAAGATACAGGCGCACACGTTGGCGCGCCCCGCCCTGTTGCGCTGGCGCAATGAGGTCTGGCTTCCAGATTACGGCCTATGGGCTGCCAACAACGCCATGACGGTCTTGCGGCTGGTAATGAAGCACGGCCTCGATATTGGGGCCATCAGGGTGAACCCATTGGCAGAGCCCGTCAGGAAGCTGCGGAAGCCCAAGGACGCGCCAAGAGCCAACCGGCCATGGACGGCACAGGAGCGGGCAATCGTGCTAGAACACGCCCCGGCCAGCATCCGGTTGCCGTTGGCACTGGCAATGTGCGCTGGCTGGCGCAAGGCCGATCTATTCCGGGCCACCCTGTCAGCCATCAAAGACGGTGAAATCACCATCAAGACCAGCAAGCGGGGAACCCATGTCCGCGCCCCGATCCATGCGGTACTTGCGGATGCAATACAGGCCCGCCCACAGTCGAACAGCTTGCAGCTATGCGTCCGCTCGAACGGGCGCCCCATGACCGCGACAGGATTTGATACCCTCTGGCACCGCCTGAAATCCGGGCTTGAGGCCGAAGGCAAGATCGAACCAGGTCTGACGATTCACGGCCTACGGCATTCACTAGGCCATATGCTCAAGGAAGCTGGCCTGCCAGACGCGAAGATTGCGGACGTATTGGGCCAGCAGACCGTCAGCATGGCCCGGCATTACAGCGAGTCCGCGCAACTTGATCCCGGCACGAAAGCCGCGATTTTGAAATTACCGATAGGATAGAGAAGGAACGCACCGGCAACAAAACTGTACAACTTTTCCTGAAAATTTGTACAACCCGGTTTTCAGCATATAGCGACCGTCATCTTTTATTTATTATTATCAATCAGTTATCTGGTGCCCAGGGGCGGAATCGAACCACCGACACTGCGATTTTCAGTCGCATTCGCCTTTGCAAAAACAACAATACAATCAACGACCTAGCCGAAAAGTTGTACAATCCAAAATGCAGTTTCTTGCGTGAACATACCGGGAATTTGTACAACTCACGGGCTCCTTCACTTTGTCCGACGTCTGCCCGCAGGCAGATTCAACATTTCGCCGGGCAGCTTCCCGTCAGTTAGCAATTTTCGCCATGTCCTGTACGGCAGATATTCGGAATAGCCCTTGTTGATCGCCGCGATTGCTTGCGGAGCTTTGGCACCACGGCGCACCGCCGCATTCCATCGGTCAACGGCAATATCCAACGGCACTCGACCAGCGTGCAAATCCTGATAGCGTTTTGCCGCGCCTTCCTTTCCAGCGCGCCGCGCCTACATGGATACGGTGGAACAGGCAGCGAAGCGATAACACAAGAGGCCAATATCATGACATGCTGCTTGCCAGACGCCCCAGGTTACTGCCCCGGACCTGCAAACTGTCCATTGATGCAATCTGACCCGCCAGAACCGCGACAGGTCAAACCTGATGCAAAGATTGATATTGCCTATGTTGAGTTCAGCGGAAGCGAATTGACATACGCAGAATGGACCGAGGACGGCGAGCCGTTTTACGCTCACGAAGTCCCGCCAGAAATTCGCGCAAACCTTGCGCAAAAACTTCTCAAATCATAGGCTGCCCCAAAACGAAAAAGCCCGCCACCATTACGGCAGCGGGCAAGTCGCGGGGAGGATCAACCGGGGAACCCGGTAATATTCCGGTTGCCCGGAATTACTCGACTACACGGCGGAAGCCCATAGCCCATAATTGATTTGCAACGGCTTCTTCAATTTTCAAAACGGCATCTTCTTCCAGATATTCAGCAGCCAGATGGATTGCCTCATGCACGATTGTGCCCAATAATTCGCGGCCTTGGCCTGGCAGGAGAAGCGTCTTTTCAATTTCGATATGTGGCGGCGGTCCATAGTGCGCGAAGCCGAAAACCTTTTTCCGTTTCAAATTCGAGAATTTAACCGGATAAGGTTTCGACATGTCCGACCTCGTACGGGTTCCGCATTGTTTCAGGGTCTTTGCCTGATAAAACCATTTCCCGCGCTTTTTCAAACGCAAGTCGTTCATAGTGTCTCAACCCCGCCATTGGGTCCGTGTTCTCGATCCTGGCGAATATTTTCTTCAACTCCACCAAGTCCAGCTTGATCGCCTCTATTGTCTGTTCCCGTGCGCTCTTTACAACTGCCATGACATCCCCATTCCGCCAAAAATGAATAATCACCGTGGTGGCATTTTAATGGCGTCATAAGCCACCCGGACCACCAGAAGTCAGTCAGCGCCAAAAGCGGCGCGTATCTGAATATCACGCCGCCCATTGAACCCATGAGCCTTTTTGCTTCATGCGCGGTTCGTCAAGGAAAACTTCTGAATAACTGACGTGGCCGAACTTCTCATTGACGAATACAAGCGGTTGGCTTGGAACGGACGGTGGCGCACGCAATGCGCGGGCTGCGTATTCATCGAAGCCCTTTAGCGTGTTCGCAACGATGATGCCGGGGAGATATAGCGGCTGGTGCCAGTGCCCCATCAGGAGCCAATCAAAGTCTTGCCCATAGGCTGCGGATTGACGCCCAACCTTTAGCGAACCGCGCATGATAGGGCCGATTGAGCCTATGATGCCATCACCACCACGCACGCCTAGCATATCTCCATGGGTCGCTAGATACCGCTCGCCAAAGATGCTGAAATGCACTTCGTTCGTGACAGGGTTTGCAAACACAATATCTTTCCGGTCTGCAAAATGCCGGATCAGCATTTCATAGATTAGCCAATCGAAATTCTGATATACCGTGCCCTTGTATTCTGACTTATGCGTATTTCTGCCATGGTTGCCGCTGGTGCATGGAAGGAACAGGCTGCCAAATTCTTCCGCCATCTTCTCGATAGCCCAAGCCAGCGTATCCCTGACGTGCAGCGTTGCTTGAATTTGGGAAAGGTCATCGGAGCGCAATAATTCAGGATGCAGCCCGCCCGATATGAAATCACCCAAGAGACACACAACAGCGCCGGGATAGTTGCCCGGCCCGTGGTTTCTGCAAAGGTGGATTGTAGTATCAACCAGCGTCCGAACCCGGCTTTCCATGATACGTGAATTAAATTCATTCAGGCCATGCAATTCGCGCGGGTTTACAACTTCGCCAGCGTGCCAATCGGACCAGATGGTTAGCGGAACGTGCTGGCCCTTGCCTCTTGATTGCGGCTTGGTGAGCCATTTCGGCGGGTCAACATTTCTGGAAGCCATGGAGCCAATAACTTGCAGAATGGACTTTTCCAGCGTGTCTTGTTCTTCAATTTCCTTGAGCCTTCGTTTCAGGCTTTTGATTTCATCCGCCTGTTCCGCGTTCTTGTCTGGCGCGGCGGCAATCTTGCCGATTAAACTGCTTTGCTTGTATAGTGACCAATCGGGTTCGTAACCCATTTCAATCATGCTATGAATGCGATTGGCAACGGTTGTTCGTGGAAGGCCCATAGCAGTCCCGGCCATGCCAATAGCGCCGGGGCCTTGGCCCGACACACCGGGCGGCCTGTAGCCTGCTTTTAATGCTTTCTCGATTGCTGATTTTGTTTGCTTCGCTACAGCGCGCGAAATTTTAGGTGTAGGCAAATATCACCTATTGTTTTGATTGGATTACTTGAACGGTTTCAGCATGTACCCGCCGAAAGCGGCGAGGCCGCCAACGCCAGCCGTCATAGCCCACCAAATCCCACGGGCTTGATTTTCCCGCGCATTCATCTTGTCGCCGAGACTCTTGACCGCGTCCTTTATTTCTTTCAGGTCTGACTTTGTATCGTCCTTGTATTCCTTCGACTGGATAATATGCCCATCGATTTTATCGCGCAGATAATCTATGTGCGTTTCGACCCTTGCTAATCTTGTATCTGTGTCAGTCATTAGTGCCCCGCAGTAAGTTGTTATCCGCGCCCCGGAAGTGACAGCGACCGGATGGCCCGCTTGTTTTAACCCCCAGCCCTTTGTTGGACCAAGCAATATGGCGAACGGTTCTTTGCAACCGTATTCAGGAACAGGATGGTCCCCATCTTCTGCGGGGAGAGCGGATATTTCACAATCAACCGTCGCGGCACGTTTACAATCTCGCCTTTCTTTGCAGTCGGGTGGCGCATAGTGTCGATTATCTCGACGGCAAGCATATCCCCATGGCTGGCGATAATACGGGCGCGCGTTGCATCGCCCTCGCCGCAGCAGTTATATCGAGTGCCGTCGAAGAAAATGGCATCCTTCACGTCATGGAAGAATTGCTTGCGCTCGCTGGCGTCGTCGGCCTTCACAGGGACGGCAAACACAAGAAACAGCCCAATGATGGCAACCAGAAGCCACCATACCATTTCAGTTTGGAAATAGCGTTTCATTGCCAGCAACCTGCTGCATGGCCTCTTTCATAATGGCGATCAATCCGGCGCACGTCCTGGGGCGTCTTGCCTTGAACGTCTTTCAACGGATCGACTATAACGCCGCACGGGCGGTTGACAGGGGATGGCTGATTGGCACAACCAGCAATAGCCAGAGGAAGGATGATAGCTGAAATCAATGTCAGACCTCGCATTTGTGCTTCTCCCGATCCCATTTTCCAAGAGGGCATTCATCAACGGTCTTTTGACGTTCACCGGCTTTCTTTTCCGATGCTTTGTTGTCCCGCTCTATTTTCTCGATTGCATCCTTCCGGCCCTTTTCGATCAGGGAAGAACGATATTGACAGCCTGCAATGCCGACTATCAGCACAAGGATTGCAATGCCGGTTACTTTCCAATTCGCTTTCGCTAGCTGGAAAAAGAACGATAGCCAGATCATATCCCGCTCTCCCTAGAGTGACGACGCCGCTCGTAGATGATGTAAAGACCAAACCCGGCAAGAGACGCGCCAGCCATGACCGCCGCAGTTTGCCAAGGGATAGCGCCAAGAGCCGTCAGAGCCGCAGCACCGCCAGCGGCCAGCCATTGCGCCACCTGCGCAAGAACGGTTTTCGATTCTGCCATTGGCTTGCCTTCGGACGGTTCAACCCTGTTTGTCACAGGCGGCATTTCTTCGGCTTCAATTTCAGGATGCGGCGCGGCGACAGGCTTCATAAACAAGCGGCCTTCCGCAGCGCGGCGGTTTACAAGCCCCGGCATCACCTTGCCGTCATTCTTGTTCCAGAGCGACAGGCGGGACGGCACAAGATCAAGACGCCCCTGATTTGCAGCTTCGAGCGCCGATGATTTGGAAAACCCGCCGATCCCGACATTGTACGCAAACGAGACAAACGCGCTAAATTGGTTGTCGTTCAATTCGCGCTTTATGTACGGGCGTATCTTGTCAGCGAATTTTGCAATATCGCGGGCGAATATTTCTTCAGCTTCCGCCTCGGTAATCACCATACCACGATGCACGGAAGGCGGGCCAGCCAATGCAGTATGACCATAACCGATAGTCCACGGGTGGCCGTCCTTCGAACCCGGATCGGGATACGCCTTAAGACGCAAGCCTTCATGCGACTTGATTTCGCGAATACCTTCATTTGTAAGTTTCATTGTTTCAACTACCAATCAATTTCATAATTCCACGACGAGGTATTCGTAGATGTGTTCGCGTCGCCGGTAACAATTTTCACATATCCAGTCGCAAAATAAGTTCCGCCGTTGTGTTCTACATAAACACCATGGTCTAAAGCTTCCAATGCCGCGCCTGCCGTGCGGGGCGTGATCTTTACCCGGCAAGCATTGTTTGCAACAACATTATCGTTCTGGACTTGGGCAGACCCACTAGCGGCACCTAATGTTATAGTTCCTGTTAGAGGGTAGTCCATGCTGTAATGGTTGCGCGAACGATACGTGTCTGTACCGCTGTCTATAATGAATGCAGAATTTATTGTTGCAATGTTCACGAGCGATGCGCTTCGCATCTTGTTTTTATTTCCGACAAGAGCAGCATCAGTGCATGTGGCCGCCACGGTTATTCCGCGAGCAGTCAAGCCGCCACAACCGCCAACAATTATAAAGTCGTTGTTGTAAACTTGCGGACGTGTGCTGTTCTCAAGATAAACCATTTCAAGAGTTACCGTGCTGGCGTATTCCCAATTTGCACGCTCGAAGATATTACCTTCAATCCTCAAATCTGTTTGATAAGCGCCATAGCACAGCCAATTGTTCTTTGTGGATACAACACGATTCCTTGTTACGCTGTTCCCATACCCTTGGTGCGAAGATGAGCCTTGAACGTAGATTGCGCCCTGAAACAGGGCAATACCAGAGCGATTGTGAAGCCTGTTATTGTCAATCTTGTTACGGTAGGAACGGGCATACTGCGAGTAGACCCGGACACAACATTCAAGTTCAGATGATGCGGCAGTCTGTATGATTGTGTTATCAGTTATTTCGTTGTCGAAAATGTCAGCAAACCATTCAAATTGGAATGTTGCGCCAGTGCCGGAAGCGGAAGCAGTCGTTGAGCCTGCGTCGGCTGGAACGACAGAATAACCGCCAGCGGTAGTTATTTCTACCGAAGTCACTGCGCCTGAATTTACTGTAAGAACTGTCAACGTCGCCTGCGCTCCGCTCCCTGAAAGGGTTCCGCCAGTCAGTGTTATGACTTCCCCAACGATGTATCCAGAGCCGCCAGATACAATCGAAACAACATCACGGAGGGAAGTCCCAGCAGCAGCCGAATTGATTGTTGCGTCAAGACTTATCGCAGCGCCGACGCCCTCAATATAGTTATCAGATACGCGAACACGTTTTGCGTTTCGTAGCGACCATCCTTGGAAGTGGTTTGATTGTGTTGTGTCTGTTGCAACAGTCGTATTGCCTGTGATTACCGAGCCCTCTGCATCAATAGCGAATGGCTTCCGACAATCTACGCACTGGTTTCCACTAACTATGGTCCCCTTCATGGAGAGGCCATAAACAGCATGATCCCAACAATTTTTGAATTTGTTATTTACTATGCGACACCTGAACGCAGTAGCAGAACCGGATAAGTTGCCGACGCCAACCGGACTTATGTAGGAATCAAACGTACAGCCTTCGACAGTAAATGTTCCTCCGTCAGCAGGGTCGAAATAAACGAAATAAAGATTAAGCGTCGTGCTGCCGTTATATTCTGAATAGGGAAAATTGCCTGACCCGTAGCAATTTTTTATCACAGTGCCGTTGCAATTATCCAGGAAAATCCCGCATTGCACAGGATTATCAATACCAATGCTATCAAACACGCAATCATCGCCGGACACTTCTATTATATTCAATGTTCCTACATTTGCAGTAACAGTTGAAAAATCGCCAGCTTCTGTGAATGTTTGAATGTAAGATAAAAATTTGCCAGGCCCTTCAATCCGAACCCTATCGCCAGATATAAATATAGCCGTCCCCGTCAGGTCTTTGGCGCGCATATTGCAACCAGCGACAAGCCTAACCGTCACATCGTTTTCCGATATTGTAAATGACGGCGAAGAATCGGAGAACGGAACCGTCCCAACAACATCAATCTCAAAAACAGACCCGGCAGCAACAACCGCAATTGCAGCGGTCAATGCCGTATCGTTCTGTGCTGCCGTATTAGATGTAGAAACCCCAAACCATGATGCTTTTATAGCGCCTTCATATATTCGCACCCATGCGGCGGTAGATGTAGCAATAGCTCCATCTGCAAAATACAAGCCTTCTTCTGTGTCCGCAGTCACAAGAGAGGCATAGTTTCCGCTAGTCAGAACCCATGTATCGCCATTGATTTTTACAGTTGCCCCCGCCGATAAACCAAGCGCTGCAACCGTCGCCTTGCTTGTGTAATGACCAACAGCACCAAGGGCAGTCAGTGCGCCGCGTGCCGTGCTTGCGCCTGTGCCGCCATCAGCCAGGGCGACATCAGTGCCGGACGGTGCGTAATAGTCCGTGCCTTCCGTTGCCGTTGAATAAGCGCCAGAGCCTGTGCGTTTCAGCAGGCCATTCGTGGAAAAGTCGCCATCCATGACAGCGCCAGCGGCGGCAACATTCGTTGCGTCCGTTACGTCCGCGCCATCTTCGACGTTCAGAAGCGTACGCTGTGCAGCGGCGTTCGCAGCAGTCAATAAAGCCGCACCGGAAGATGTTGCGCCAAGATTGGTCAGTGCGGTTGAAGCATTTTCAACATCGTTCAGATTATTCGCTGATTCCAGCAATCCCGGCTTATTACCGACATTTGCCCAATCGACGCTATTTGTCGATGATAACCCGCCCTCGATAGGAGCAACGCCTGGGCGGATAATTGTTTCAGAAATTGCCATCAATTTACCCTGTATTTTAGGAGCGCACCCGCCCGGACGTATGTTGTTGTCGTGCCTGAAGTCAGTTTGAACCGCAGCGCCAGCGTTCCCGCATTTGTGCTGTTGCGGAAATCAACCATTGCCCGGACATAATAGCTGTTTGTGCTGGCCGCTCCGGTATAGAACGTTGTGTCATAAGCGGTAACAGCGGCTTGCGTGCCGCCTGCGCCACCATGGCAACCCGCGTAAAAGGTTGCCCCGGAAGGACCATTCACCGCCAGATTTATGCCGCTTGTGGAACCCGTCACAAACAGGTCAAAGAACACTAGATAATTCGTGCTTGCAGCAACGGCGAACGATAGCGCGGAGCTAACGTCAGTCCATGTTGTTGTAGATATGCTTGCGTCGGATGCTAGAACGCTTTCGGTCCATGGGTAGCTATCTGGAACAGCAGCCAAAACGCCGTCATCTCTGACGAACTTTGTCCCGTCAGGCGTGCCTGTGGCAAAGTTGACTACCGGAAGAACACCAGTCACATCGGCAGTTAAATCAATCTGGCTTCGGGTAATAACCTGTCCTGAAAGCGTGATGTAATCCGGTGTGCCTGCAAGGGTAACAGGATCATGCGCGGCGGCGGCGATTTCATCGGCAATAGCCGTATCCATCTGTCCTTTGTTAACAGCGTCTGTATCCTCAACGCCATCGGCAACGCCCTCTATGGGCTTGCCGCCCATTTCAAGTGAGCGATTGCGGAGCGGCACGGGCGATGCTTTCTATGACTTTAATCGGTGAAGTGTTTTGCACGTCTTTGCGAAGTGCCTCGACGGCTTCCGTTACTTCCTTGGCCGTGTTGGTATTCTGGACCATCACGGTTGGAATAAGCCGTATTGCACAGGCCCATTGGACTGTAGGCTCGCCATCCTTGGCCTTGCCCTTGATGCATTCGTACAAGTGGCAAGTATGGCAGACCTTGGAAACGTCCTTTTTCCAGAATGGGCAATATTCGCCCGGTTCGGCGCGGGGTTTCATGCGTGTCAAAACCCTCAATCTTTTTCTGCAATTATGACATCGACAAACTGCACATCCAGATCAATGGCCGTGCCGGTGAATGTGTGCGTGTGAGTATCGCCAGAACCGACGCTTGACGTTGTTTCCGTTGTAGGCGTACCCGCAGAGCCGTTGATTGCCTCGAATGTGGAAGCGCCGCCCGTGTAGGTCGTGGATTTCGTGTCAACGGTATGGGTATGCGCCGGGAGTTGCGCTTCGGTCAGGGCTGTGCCGCCAATCGTGCCCGCGACTGATTTACTGGCAAAGGCTGTTTCAAAGGCTACAGTTCCGCCCGTCGATACCGTGCCGGACGTAATGCGCAGCGCCTTGTCGTTATGCGTGGCGTCCTTGGTCCAGCCGGTTGGGGCTGCCGTCTGCTGAAAAAGCATCCGCGTACCGGACGGAAAAGCGTTCTGGTCAACAGAATTGATTTCAAAGGTCTTGCCGCTGGCAAGGTTTATTCCGCCCGTGTCAAAGGTGGCAATCAGCGCCCCGCCAAGGCTTAGTCCCCAAGTATCACCAGAAATCAGGTAAAAACCGGAGTTTGTGTCACTTGAAAAAGCAATGCCGGGAGCCGATACTGTACCAGACGCTGCCTTGAATTGGCCGGTCATGCTAGACTGGCCGTCTTTAGCCAGGGCTGCGGTTAAGCCGCTTGCTATATCGGACAGAATTGCATTGACTTCGGAAGCAGTTGCCGTGGTAGATGCCGTAAGCGTATCGGACAAGTTGAACGTGCCGGAACCGTTATAAGCCATTAGGAAGCCTCATGATTTGGAAACTGTTTCAATTGTCGGTGTTCGGTGCCGTGATTTCATCAAACATTGAATGGAAATGGACCGAAAACGGATACGCAGCCGCCATCATCGGCCTGATTGCAGCCGGAATGGCAACGCAAATATTAACGGCTATTTTTGGCCTCTATTCCCGCTCACATTCATCAATTCGGGGCGAATAGCCATCAATAGCCGTTCTATCTTGTCTTTGTCTGGTCCGGCAAACTTCTGGTTTGCAAGGTACTTCTGCACTGGCTTTGACATAATGGCGCGGCCCGCTGTGCCTGGGATTGCCCCAGCGGCCAAGACCGCAGCCAGAATTTCTTCCGGGCTACGGCCAGCGCTAAACGCAGCGACCCCGCCGATTACCGGCGCTGCATTAGTTGTTTTATCCACAATTCCAGTGATTAGGTTCCTTTGTGCTGTTCCTGAATTAGGAAGCGGTTGCATGATAGCGGCACCGGCGCGGGCATAGTCTGCCATATCGCTCGTGCCACGGGTATATGCCCCGCTATAGCTATTCTGCACCGCAGTCCGCAATTGTTGCGGCGACAATGTTCCAAACGCAGTACCAGAACCGGCCCCGCCCATCGCCTTTTCAATAGTTTTGAAGTTTGAATAATCCTTATTTAATGTTTTCCATTCGTTTACCATACCGGGGCTGCCGGTCCGCATGAGATTGTTGTCAAGTGAACTTCTCAAGCTAACAAGCAATTCCCTATAGTCGCCGGTTGCCGTTTTCAGCGCGTCTTGTATATCGCGGCGCATAGAACTGAATTGTGCCCCAGTCATGCTCCCGCCTTGGTTCTTAGATATGTCAGTAATAGACCTTGCCAAACTATCAGGGAGCGACGGCCTTTGGTCAGGTATGCTATTTTTCACATACCGCTCGAATGTCGGCAGCAATTCTTTTGCAAATTGTTTATCTAGCGTAAAGTTCGACCTAGCGGCGGCATTTTCAAACCTCGGCCCAAATTCAGCATAGGTTTTGTTTAGCGTTGCTGGCCCCGCATCTTCGGCTATTATCCCGGCTCGCTTTAAGCCGCCCTGCGTGAATGCCTTGGCCTGTGCATCCTGTATAGCGGCGGCCTTGCCACCAGAGAAAGGCGCTGTTCCAAGTATGCTTTCTCCATATTGCACGGCACTGTTGCCTGTTTTTTGCCCAGCCGTCAGCGGTATACCCTCTTTTTCAAGTAGCTTTATCATCTCCATTCTTTTTTGGTCGATTGGCAATGGAGTTGCTATGCGTTTCAGCATTGACGGTGCAGCGCCCCCAACCAAAGCGCCCGCAAGCCTTGCATAAGGTTCTGCGCCTGTGCCTTTAGTCAACTGCCCGGCTGTTTCTGCGCCTACGCCAGACGTTGCCGCCATCGCAAGATTCGCGGGAATACTGCCCGGCATAATTGCAGCACCTGGCAAAAACTCACCAATAGTCTTTGCGTATTGCCCTGCGGTTGTTTTTGGCTCGTAGAATTTTCCAGTTAGCTTTTCAACGCCTTTTTGCAATCCAGCGCTGCCAAGATATTCCCCAAGGTCAGGCGGTTTCGGGGCATTGGCTGGCCGGGCAGGCATGAATTGATCGAAAAGCTTATTTGCACCAACACGCGCCAGACCGGCAACATCTGGTATCATACCAGCAAGGCCAAGTGTGCCTTTCGCAGCACCAACAGCGCCGCCCATCGCAACATCTGTTAATGTGTCCGCGCCTGTCGGCGGGAATTGTGCCTGCATGGCTTTTTCAATGACAGACCCGTCAGTCCCATCGGGGAAATGGACAACGGACCCGTCAGGCGCTTTGATCTCAATCATTGATATTCGATCTTTCCTGTAGCTGGATTGTAAACTCCAACTTTGCCAGCGCCGGGCAGGCTTGGCTTGCCCGCCGGTGCAGCCGCCGCTTTCTTGTAATCAGGCCCGTGAATTATTTTAAGATAAGTATCCTTTACCACACCAAGATTTTTCACAAATTGTGCTTTGGTTTGTGATTGCTCTAGGTTGCGGATAACAGCGCCAAGCAAATCCGTTTCCTTGTTGCTGACGTTCCCTAATGCACCACCTGTCGGGGATTGCTGGCGCATTTCATTCAATTTCTGGAATGATATGTTGGCTTTCAGAGTTTCAAGATTGCGGCGAACATCGTTTGCAGCAGTACCGCCATAATTTGCCAGCCTAGAACCAATCGCACCCGTAGTCGGCAAAGTCGCGCCACTCATGGCTTTTTCAATATCGCCAATCACATCAACGACATTGCTAGCCGAACTTTTCTCGGAGACTTTTTGCGCTTTTGCGGCTTCCGCCACCTTGCCGCCTGGGATTGGCTCAAGCCTTATGACATTTCCTGTTGCATCGCGGACCGCGCTATACCCTGGCGGGATTGCGCCTTCACTACGCATGGCTCCAGCGCGTTTCATCTTTTCTTGGTGAGCAATGAAAGCGGGGTCTTTCTGGCCGTACCTGTAATTCTTTACATCGTTTGTCGGCTCGCCATCGTTTATCTTTTTGCGAAGCGCTTCCAATTCAAGGCGTGCTTTTTCCTGTTGCTGCGGATTGCCGCCCTGCATGTTTTGTTGCATTTGCTGAATTTCCAGCAATTGCTTCTGGCGAGTTATCGGGTCTTTGCCTATCTGCTGCTGCAACATCATCAACGCGATGGGGTTTTTCTGGATATATGCCGCGAAGTTCGGATTGCCCATTGCGGCCATGAGGCGTTGCTGGACGTTCGATTGCGGAGGGGCAACGGGAGCGCCGCCTGCCTGTGCTACATTGTAAGGCTGGGCTGGGCTTGGCGGGATTGCAGGACTGCCGGGAGTGACACTCGCGCCGAAGGCGTCGGCCTGTGCGCTAGGAAGTTGTGCGCCGGGGCTAACTCTGCCCTCCGGGGCAAAGAATGTGTGCCCCCCTATTTTCTGGCCTTGCTGGCCTCTAGCCCATGCTGGCGTATTCCTTCCCAAGGCAGACTGTGCGACAGGTGCATAAAAATGCGTTGCGCCCCGTGTCGGGTCTGGCACTTGGCCGGTCATGACGGCATCATATATCTTAGCCGCCGCAGCATATTTTGGGCTATTCGGGTCAAACCTCATCGGGTCGTTTGGATTGCCCGGCTTATTCCAAGGCTCAAATTGGTTTTTTGCCAAAACAACATCAGAAGGCGTGCTGCCCCATTTGCCAGTAGCCATCCTGTTTCGGATAACTGCGGCAACCGCTGCCTGCCCCTGTGGTCCTTGGTTTCCAGCCTCGGCTAGAATTGTCCGAATAGCCAAATCACGATCCTGCGGAGAACCAGATGTGCCACCCCCCGCCATTTCTTGCGGCATAGCAACGCCGCGCACAGGAGCGCCAGGCACCGTTGTGGATGGGTCAGGGACTACCACTTCAGCAGGGCGAGCGGGTGCGCCGGGAGATGGAGGCGGCCCACCCCCCGGCGCTACGGCTGCACCAGCGGGAGACACACCGGGAGCCGTACCCGTGCCACCAAACAGCGATGCAAGAATGGCTGCGTTTTCTTTCAGCCCTTCCCGTTCGCCCTTGGCAAGTTGCCCTTCCTCATACTTGTTCGCCAACGCATTCAGCAGGCGAGCCCCGCCCTGCGTCCAATGCTTGATCGGAGCCGTTGACATTGCTTCTTTTTGCAATGCCTCAAGCATCCGGCGACGGCTTGCGACATAGTTAGGGTTTTTGGCCTGTTCGATTGGATCGACGGCCTCAAAAAAACCTAGAGCCATTAGACAATCCTCGAATAGTCAAGAGCCATGAAGCCTTCCGGCGAGTAGTGAACAGCATCGGGGAACAGCGGCAAGACTTCCTGCGCGATATAGCCGCGATACCTCGGCCCGCCCCAAATGTACGTCCATTCGACTTCACCAAGGCCCTTCGGCCCTGTTTCTCCAGTGCGTACAATATCCTTTTTCAACCGGGCGTCAGAGAATGGCAGGAAGCGCAGGGCTGATGCGCCCATACCGAACAGGCCGCCCATCATGGCATTGTTGCCTTGCTGCTCCGCATTATAAGCGGCCATCTGCTGATTGTAGTTGTTGTTATAAATCCCGGCCACGTCCGTATTCGCAACGCCAGTCTGCGGGTTACCCACGAACGAAGGCTGGCTAACTTGCGAGCCGGACATAAGAGCGGTTGTTTCATTGATCGGTTGATTGCGGGCCGCAAGCATTTCCTGCACGCCCTGCGCACGGCCACTTAATAGAAGCTGGTTGTAGGCGTCATTGCGGGATTGGTCGAAAGAAGTCCGGGCGCGGCCATAGGCATCAGAACCCATGCTAATGCCTTTGTTCGCCAAGTCCTGCTCCTGACGCTGCCACCTTTCATCAAACATCGGGTCCATACGTTTCCGGCCCAAATCCATCAGATAGCCTGATACATTCTCGTTGCTCAGATCAAGCGGTGTGCCCAGCATGTTCCCAATTCGGGAACTTTGATCGACCGCAATTTGTCCGACATTCGCCCGCGCCTGATTGTTTAGATCATAGATATTCTGCTCGCCGGGAGAATAGGCTTGCGTGCTTTCGTATTTTGGGGAACCGTCCGGCCAGTAGCCAGCAATGCGCCAGGTCGTAGAGCCTTGCGGCGTATATTGATCGGCGCGGTTAATCCCGGCCTGAAACTGCGACGTTTCTTTATTAGATTGGGTTTGTGCTTCCGCGACCTTGACGGGATCGGGCGCGGGAGGCGGGGAAGAACCACCAGCCATGTTATGACCTCATGAATTTGGGTTGGTCGGATTTCAGAAGCCGAAACACCAGCGCATCGTCCCGCCTGAACGATCCAAAATAATGTTTCAGCGTTGCCTCGAATGTGAAGCCGAGTTTCGATACGACTTGCGCCGAATGTTTGTTTGATCGACGCACTTTTGCGGTTACACGGGTCGCGCCGATTTCCTCAAAGCAATAGACATAGCAAGCCCGCATGAAATCACGCCGGATAGCACCTTCTGTCCTGATTGAAATTTCTATATTTGAGCCGTTCCATTCATTGAACAATGCAGCGGCGACAAGCCGCCCATCGCGGACATAACCGAATGCGACATAAGGCGGGCTAAACTGTTCGACGCCTTCAACCCCGTCTGCCAACCATTGCGCCACTTCTGCATCGTGGTTGTAAACAAAGCCGCTATTCATAAAGGTGAGCCAACCTCATAGATCAGGTTAAAAGCGTTGATTTCCAGCGTTACCGGCGAGCCGGAACCCTTCACAACAGCGCGCATCCTGACCGCGCCCGCATATCCAGGCTTTGACGCATTCAGCGAAATCCATGGCTTGCTTAACGTCCGTTCCGCAGACCATGACGCCTCATCCCAATTGAACTCGCCCCATCGGATGACCGTGGCCGTGCTTGCTGAAATACTCGTTACCGGGATTGAATCTTCAAAATCGACATTCAGCCCGATTGCTGGAACAACCGATCCGTCAGCGTAGATAATCGGTTGGATCATCTTCCAGTCCTTCAAAAGGCCGGGAGCGCCGAAATAATCGTAATAGCTTTCATAATCCGCGATAATGTCCGCGCCATTGTCTGACGCGCCTGTATGCGCCTTGTAAACAACGCCATCATTTCCGCCGAAATATAATTCGTCACCTAGAACGGCGAAACAATTGGCATTCATGCCGGTGAACTTGCACCAAGCGCCCGTCACGCTGTTCATTACATACTGGTGTTGCGTTTCGCTTTCAGTCAGCGGGACATTCAGGATTGCCATCTTGCCAGCAGCATAGGAAAGCAACTGCCAGCCGAAATTCGTTCGGTACAGGTCGGCAGCGGTATTTACAGCGCTTTGAATGTTCTTGGTAATAGCCCTTGCTGTTGCCGCCGAAATGTCCAGCGCAAGGCTTTCCCGCAGCGCAATAATCCCGGCTTCCGTTACCAGATACACATCACCGCCAACCTGCATCACGCAACGCTTGCCAATCGGTTTCGGCAGGTTATACGTGCCAACCTTCGCCCAATGGTTTGCATCGCTGGGGTCGTCGCCCTGATATATCGAGACTTGGCCCTCTGACGTGATGAAGCAGATATGGTCATCCTGACCAGCCCCGCCGTCCATCGTCCACACGCCAATTGCTATCAGATAGCCGCCCTTGGAAAACTCCGGGCCAAGGTCAAAGGTTGCCGCTGCTCCCGCGATATTGCCGACCGGCAGATATGCGAATTGCAGGCTGTTCAACAGGGTAAAAAATAACCGACGCTTGAATATAGCAACGTTCGTGAATGACGAACTGGAAACCCCTGTTATAGACGGGTTGGCCCATGTCGTACCGTCGAATGTAATTGCGCTATCTGTACCATTGACCGCGAAGATGTAATTGGTCGTGGTAGCCGCGAAATTAACCCATTCCAGCTTTGAACTTGTCAGGCTGGTGATTGACGTGGCCGAAGCGCTCGAACCCGTTACGTTGTAGATCGTATCATTGCAGGCCGCATAAAGGCTCTTATTGCCGTTCGCCAGATGATAGGCAATCAATGTATTGACCGGCGTTGTCTCGCCCGTATCACTATGGCTTGCATGGCCGCGCCTGACGCCAACCGTATTGGCATCTGGAAACCAGTTTACAAGCTGGCGTGCTGTTCCCGGCCTTCCTGCAATTATGTTTTCCTCAGTTACCCAGCCAAGCGTAGGAGCCTGCAAGGTCTTGGTCTTGCTGGACCGCTTGCGGCGTTTGGATGGCATGGCGCGGGCAAACATCAGGGCACAACCACATTCACGTCATAACTGTTTGACGCCATATCGGACGGATAAATCGTCGGAAGCCGGATGGTTTTGCGGCCGTCCTGCTGAATAAACCGGATGCGCTTTTGCTTCTGGTATTCGGCTTCGATACGCTCGTAATCCAGGCCCTTCGACGCCTTCCAGCGCCAAGCAATACCAAGCCGCTGCAACGGATCGGAAAACAGCGTTTCGTTATCGTCAGCCGTCCATTCAGCCAGTCGCGTGGTAAGGGTGGAGTCCATTATCCAGTATTCAGACCGAAATTCACCCTTGATAGTCTGTGATGCAGTCGGGGCCGGATAGAACTCGATCTGATCGCCAAATCGCCGCCAGATAGGCCGTGTGGGCGATGTGCTTTGCGCTTTGGCCTTCAGCATATCTTCATCGCTGACATTCAGCAGCGGGCCGGACGATTCCCCATTCAGGTAGAACGTATCGCCGCCATACCAGCGCGCGAAATCGCCCGGAAGGTCAAAGGTTGTCGATGATCCATCGCCCGTTAGCGTGATAAGCGTTTTCAACTGCGCCCAATCCATCAGCGCAAGGTCATCGCCATCGACTTGCGCCCATGCGATAAATTCCTGCACTGTCGGATCGGTGTTCGTGAAAACAGTTGCAGGACGCGACAGGCCGCAAAGCACCATCGCGTCTCCAACGAGCGTTAAAAGGCTCATCCTACATCAACCTCGCTTGGTTGGAAATCTTCGGTGACTTCCTGCTGTTTAGGTGGACGGCCGCGCCTTTTAGGCTCGGCATCGCCCTTTTCCTGCGCTTCCATCATGCGATTGAAGGCATCTTCCATATCCTTCATGCGAGACTGCATTTCGGAGATTTCAGCGTCCTTCTTTGCCAATGCGACTTCGGTTGCGCGCTGGTCTGCGCCTTCCACAAATCGCTTGGCATTGCTGATTATGTTGTCAACGCCTGGGAACCGGATGCGGTTGGCGATAGATGAAGGAACACCGGCCACGTCCTCAACGGAATGAAGCCCGTTGCTGCGTAGAATTTCCGCCTGTTCCGGTGTGCAGCCAGCCCATACAGCAAGCGGCGTGCCGTTCACCGGGGTTTCCTTGCCCTTTTTGTGCGCCTCGTAGTATTTCTCGAATACTTCCCAAAGGACTGTCCCTTGAATGTCCTTGATTCGCGCCTTGGTCGTTGCGTTCTGTGCCTTTCCCATTGCGGCATAGACAACGTAGTCAACTTCCTTGTAAGTCCCGTCAGCCTGCTTGACGTATTCCGTTGGGAATTTCAGCGGCCTTGCCGCAACCTGTTCCTTGGTAATTACGTTGAAATCGTCCGCCATTTTTCCACCTGTTTGAATGAGAAAGGCGGGAGCCGAAGCCCCCGCCCACTTGCCTTACATATTCACCAGTCGAACAATCTTCGCAGAAGCGTCGATTGCGATGGCGCAGATATGGTCAGTCACAAGAGCCGACACATCGAGCGTGCCGTCTGTTGAGCCAACCGGGGTCAGGGCGTTGCCATCAGCACCAGCCGTCAGGGCAGTTGTCAGCGTGGCGATGCCGCCAACCTGAAACCACCCATAATAGCCATCTGTGAGAACAGCCTGGAACACGCCAGCGCCAACCGCTGCCGAATCCGACAGGTCAGAAGTCGCAACCGTGCTTGCGCCAGCAGAAGCACCCGAAGGCGCATACACATACGCAAAGTTACCGGCGACAGCCGCAACCGCGCCTGCACCATCATTGAATTGAAGGTAACGATAAACCTTGCCATCGTTATCCTCGAAGGAAACGCCCGGCGTGAACTTCGCAGCCGAGTCGTTTGCAGTCAGGTCAACACCTGAATAGATCGTAGCCATTAGTTTAGTCCTTTCTGGATTTCAGCGATTACGATGCGTCGATCATCACACCCTGACGGGCGCGGTTGGCACAGACCATTTGGCCCATCCAGATAATCGGGATGACAACGGCGTCCTGGTTCACAGGAACCTTATCTTCCTGACGCGACCACTTGGCTTCCTTGTGCTCGACAAGGTAGATGTAATCCGAATTGAGGAAGTACATCTTCTCGCCGGTCGTCGTGAAGTTGGTTGCATCGCTGTCATAGATCACGTCAGCGCCCTTGTACTTCAACGCACGGAAGCCACCTTCGGCAGTCCGCGAGTCGCTGTACCGCTGCCACTGCTGCAACGTATTTTCATACGCGGCAAACAGGTCGTGCGTGGAAACGAGCAGATCAGGCTCATCCTTGCCACGAACGCAAGACATCCACAGGTTGTTCATGTCCTGCAAGATGCTGGCATAGGTGCCTGTGCCCGTCATTTCCTTGAACTGGTTTTTCCACCAGGTATAGGTTGACGAGTCGATGCCGCCGACAGTGCCGGAGCCATCAGTCTGGATCAGGTGAGCGAGACCACCAACCTGATTGGTCAAAGCGCCGGATGAATATACGTCCGTCGAGAAGCTGTTTGCAGCATCACGATAGGCCGACTTCACGCGGGCTTTTACCAGATTGAACATCTGCTCTTTTGAACCCATGTTCTTGCGGATTTCAGCGCCGGAAGCAGTCACATGGATTGCAGCCTGTGCCCAATTATATTCCGCGCTGGTCAATGGCTGGTGAGCATTGATCGAGAGCGCGTCATAATCGGAATAACGCTGGTAGTTGGTGTTTCCACCGAAATCGAGTGGCTCAACGATTGTATTGCCACCGGAAATCGTCTTGATATTCCCCTTCTGTTTCAAGCGAGACACAAGGGCGTTATGGTTGGAGATGTTGTCTGCCATGCGCTCTGGCGTATGGCGGAGAGTAGTCGTCACCAAATCGGTGAAGGTTGCGTTAGGCGATGCCATTTCATTAGTTCCTTATGATGTTAAGATGCCCGCGAGGCTGCCCATGCCTGTTCCAACGCATCGTCTAGCGTCACGCTGCCTCGTGCATTCACTGGCGACGACTTCACATTGACGGAACCCGCCTTGCGTGCCTTTTCCGCTCGCTCCTTGGCAGCTTTTGCCTCGGCTTCACGTTTGGCTTGCAATTCGCGGTCAATCGCGGCCTGACGCCTTGCGGGGTCAGTCCATGTTAAATCTTCGTGTGCTTGCTTGAGAACTTGCTTGATATGCCAATCAGGGTGTTGCGTCCGGTAGAACAAAACCCGATCAACCATCAAGTCAGCGGTCTGGTCGTCAATAGCGTTTTCAGTCAGGAAAGAGGCTAGCTCTTGCTCGGCTGTTTGGATGAAAGCGTTTTGCTCCTGCTGTTCGCGGAAGCTGACGCGACTATTCAGCGTTTCAATCTGCCTGTGCGCTGCCTGCAATTGTGCTGCGAGTGACGCCAATTCCGGCGACTGGCCCGTGCCCTCATCTGCATTGGCAAACTTGGAAAGATCGACGCCATACTGTTGGGCAATGTTTCTGATTGTTACGTACCTGTCACGCTCCAAATCCCGCTGGACCTGCAACAAGGCGGCGAACGCCTGATGCGGTTGCATGTTGGAGGCGCGGATTTCGTCCGCGAAGTAATCAGCGACCTGCTTGTATGGCTCGAACGCTCTTAACTGTTCCCCCTGTTGCGTGATGGCCCTGTGCATGTCCCGTTCGCGATTGGCAATATATTCTTGCGTTTCGCGCGGTATAGCGTTCCAGTGTTCACGCACTTCCTTGGACCAGGAACTAGGTGGCTCAATGGCCGGAGTATCCTCCGGTTTGGCTTCCTGTTCCTGGGGCTGGCCCTCGGAATCCTTTGTTGCGTCCGGTGTTTCTTCCGGCTCGCCGTCCGCTTTTAGAAAGCGGCCATGTTCATCGCGTGCCCGTGGCGCAGGATCGTCCTCGCCGGGCGCGGCTTGTGCCTTTTCCCAAATGTCATCCAACTCACTATCAAGTTCGACTTCCGGGGTTTGTGGCGTTTCCGCCGCTTGTGATTCAGGTTGTGCAACATCATTCGCGGGGATTGTCGCCCCGACGTCAATTTCGTCCGCCATTTTGTGTCCTTAAATGTCCCTGCCTTTAAGTGGCAGCCCGGTGCGCTTGGCCCACTTCTCGGTCAAGCAAAAGCGGTCCTTCGGCGTTTCGTACTCAACGCACCCGGACCTCGCCATATCCTCCCGCCGCGCAACTCGCCCGGAAACGAGCTTGCCAGTTACAGGAGAAATATAATCTGGAATGTCGTGCTGTATGGTGAGCGGAACGCATGGACCGTCCCGTTCTGGAATATCCATCTTTTCGCCGGTCTGCTTATCTATGAAATCAGACCCATCCCAGCGATATATCGTCATGCGGTAAGTACCTGTAGCTGTGCATCAGTCACGCCAGGCGGATAATAACGGAAACTGGCGCATGTGCCGTTCGATTGGGCCGCATTTAGATAGTTCTGCAACAAGGTCAGTGTCGTGACAGTAGGAAGCGTGCCGGATACATCAGTTGCCACAGTCCCGCCATTTAGACAGGCCGCAAAGCTGTTTGCCTCAACCCGCACAGCGAACTTGAAACTTGTCGATGCTGTTGCCGCGTTTGCCGTTGTCACGTCTGCCTGCGTCACGCCACCATCGACAACAAGCAGATTTCCATTCCCACTTGAATTGATTGTCGCATAGATGCGCTCGTTTGCAGTCCCGTCAGATAGTCCGAACAGGCTGGAAGCCGCTGTTATTGTCGGCACCCGCCCTTCAAAAACGAAAGTACCGCCCGCAGCGTTAAGCCAGCCAGAAGTGGCTAGCGTGTTTGTATCCACCGCACGGGTGACTGATGTAGCGCCGGTTGGGATAGGCGAGGTTGGAACAGTCCCTAGTGCTATCTTGGGATACCGATCAAAGTAAATACCAGACGACCCATCACCTGTGTGACTTCGTGGGACAGCGCCACTAGAAGTTACGCCACCGCAGTACAAACCCCACGCCGCCGCTGTTAGCGTCATTGAAATCCAGATCAGCCACCAACCGTTGCCGAGGTCTTTTGAGCCAGACCCAAGTAATGTGCCCGTGGTAGATAGAACAGAACCGTTAGTCAGATCAAAGACTGCGCCAGTGTTAGACGCTCCACTGAAAAACAATTGCGCTTTCGTATACGTCGCATCAGCTTTTACAATGTGGTAGCCATACCAAGCAGCAGCGGTTCCAGTGAAAGAGTGAATAGCGCAATGGTACGTGTTCGCGGTATCTTCGACCATCTTGGCGGCATTGGTCAAGCCATCAATACCTGTTGCCGCATCGGCTGTAAAAGATGTGACCCCATTGCCGCTCCACGACGATGGTGTAACAGAATTTAGCAATACGTTGGTTTCCGCCAATTCCTGCCGCAGACCAAGACTTGTCAGCGTGGACGGATCGTAGGTGAAGGCTGGAGCGCCGCTCGCTACAGAAGTCAACACACCCGAACTATTGTAAACATACGTTGTGCTAGCGCGGGCTGTAGTGAGGGAGACGGGAACAATCCTATCAGTTACAGATAAATCCTCACTGAAAGCAAAATACAACGCCGCAATATCAAACGAACCTAACTCATTCCAGCTAGTAAATCCCTTGGAAACCGCGAACGCTTTCTTCGCATCATTTATGTTTTTATAGCTTGTTCCAAGATAGCCATTTAGAAACACAAGCATCCGGTCGTTGAATGCGCCTTCTGCAATCCCTTGCAGGTCAAACAATGCCATCCAGTCGTCATTGTAGCTGTACGCCGTGCCCGTAAAGGCCCGGACGCTGGCTTGCTGCAATTCCTGATTAGTGGCCATTATTTACCCGCCTTTGCTTTGGCACGGCTCGATGCTTCCTTGTTAGCAATTTCTGCCTTGTGTTCTGCTGCTTCACTGGCGATGGCTGCTTGTTCCTGCGCCATCATGCGCTTGATTTCCAATTCACCAGCCATCTTTTCGCGGGCCATTTCTTGCTCGAAAGCCATCTTCTCACGCTGCAATTCAATATCAGCGTACATCTTCTCACGGGCCAGCATGGCGTCCTGCTGCCCCTTGGCTTGTGTCGCTTCCGCGTCCATAGCCATCTTTTGCTGTTCCATTTGCAATTTGGCCTGCTCGCCCTGCTGCTGCATTTGCAGCTTGGCTTGCTCAAGTTGCTGGCTGGCCTGCGCCTTTTCCTTTTCCATCGCCATTTGCGCCTTGGCTTTCTCGGCTTCTGGGTCAGGCTTGGGTGGTGGCGGGTTTTCCTTGGCCGTCTCGCTCAATTGGTCAAGGGCATCATCTGCCTGCTTACCAAGCTTGAACATTCTAGCGAATGCTGCGTAAACCTCGATCAGCGGGCCGGGCGGCATCATTCCGCTTTGGACAACGGGACCGGCAGCGGCGAGATATTGGCTTGTGCCGGTAAGAAACTCCTGCATAGCCTTTTGCTGGCGCGTCATATCCGAACGTATCGTGCTATCGCTTTCCACGTCCACGCGGTAGGAGCGCAGCATGTCGGACCTGATAACCTGCTCCACTTCCTCTACGCTTGGCTCCTTCATCGCCTTGGCGATTTCAGGCGGCAATTGCGGGGGCTGTGGCGCTTGTTGCGGAGGCTGGCCGGGCTGTGGTGGCGGCGGCGGCGGCTGCTGCTGCATTTGCATCTGGATCATCTGCTTTTCCTGCTGACGCAGTAGCTTGATCCCTGTAACCTGCATCATTGTCTCAATCGAGAAATGATTGGAAATGATTTCAGCCTTGATCCTGTAAAGGTCGCGGGCGAACCGCTGGACCTCGTTTTGCAGCTTTTGAACCCGGAGCGAGCCCCATTGCGTCTTGATCTGCTGCGCCGTGGCAGTCTCGCTGGCCGATGACTGGCCGCGCACAATGTCTGAAATACCGGTGACTTCGTAAATGGTCTGTTTAAGCTGATCACGCTGCTGATATAGCTGTTGAAGGGCCTTCACGGCAGGCTCGATAGGCCACCAGGCTATGCCCTTCTCGATGCCGCCTTCTATGAGCATTTCGAGCCCTTCCACCCCGATTAGCTCGCCATCGTCGGCGTCTGCTAGTCGGGATAGATCGGACTGGCCGATTGCATAAGCGCCTTTAACCCGTATCTGTTGCACAATCTGCTTAATTCGACGGGATATCGCGTTTAATTCTTCGGCCAGTTTTCTATAAATCGAATATGGGCAAACCGGGGTCAGGCGGCCCGGCGTGTAAACAGGCATAACAGGCCTTGGAACCGGGAAAAATGCTTCCAGCCCCAATGGATCATCCTGTACGGCCAGCGGCTTCTCGCCATAGCCAGCCGAAATAAAGAATACCTTGCGGCTTTCCTTATCCCATATTTCCCATACACGCGCGCGCCGGTAAATATCCGGTGTTTCCTGCGCATCATCCTTGTTGCCCTTCACAGAATAATCGAAGGACATATCCTTGATGATTTCGGGCGTCGTGATTTTCTTTAATTCGTCCTTGCTCAGGAAATGTTCAAAGGCAATCCAGGGCATTTCTTCCCATGTGTCAGCCTTGCCGACGCGGAACCGCTGCCAATTCACATATTCACAAGCGACGGATTCCGATTCAACCGTTTCGCGCTCGTAACCGCCCATGCTTGGGTCGTCACCATCAACCGGCTCGCCTTCCTGCATGGTTGGTACATAGCGCACACGGGCGATGCCGCGGCCGGCCACAGCGCCGTCGAATAGAACGCCATTCATCATGGAATCGTAGTCGTAGGCGTCTTGGTAGAACGACAGGCAGCGTTCTAGTAGCTGGCCGATAACGCGGGCCGTTGCATCCTTATCGCCAAAGCGGCGGCGAATATCCGGGCTAGGCGGGGAATTGTAGATGGCCGGGAGAATAGTCTCAACGTTGGCGTGCAGGATATTAAAATCCAGGTCGTTATTATAGCTGGCATCCTGTGACTTCTCGCCGCGATAAACGGAAATCACGTTCCGAGCTTCACGACGCCAATCGTTCTCTTCCTTCTCGGACAGAGCGATGGCGTCAAGCCAGAATGTGACTGTATCTGCCCCCGGCTCAACTTCCTTGCGGGAGTCGTAGCCTTGGCCTGTTTCGATCATGTCTGACAATTAAGCAGCTTCCCGTTTTCGCTTGCGCTCGGCGGCCTTCACAATGTCCCTGATGGACATATTGCCAACCACGCTGCCGTCTGGCTTGGCCTCGAATACAAGGCGCTCTGGCCGTTTTGGCGGAATAACTCTTGGAACCCATGGGCGTGATGAACAGCCATACCGGGCCTCATCCGCAACGTGATCCTCGGTTTCGGTATCCAAGTCCTCTGGCCGGTCCTTGTCGTGCTGCAACACGGGGACGGTCCTGATAAAGTCCCGGCAGGTATCGAATACGAACAGCCTTGGCCCGCGCTCATCGCCACCTATGCGGGACCGCATTTGATCCCAGCCCGATAAAGCGCCTCGCTTGCCAACGCGGGTATTGTCCGCCCGATGGAAGCCGGGCTGCCCTACCTTGCGTAGCTCCTGGTTAATCCGTTCGGCTATACTTGGGCCGCCATCCTGGTTGAACGCAGCCGGGTCAAGCACGCCATATTTAATCTTTTCGCCA